AACTAAAAACAAAAACAAAAAAACAAAACCATGGCTGATAACTTGACCATCACCTCAACCTACGCTGGCGAATTAGCGCTACCGTACATTGCTGCAGCAGTTCTTTCAGGAGATACTATTGCAAACAATTACATCACTGTTAAAGAGAACGTAAAGTACAAAGCTGTACTTAAGATTCTTGCTTCTACAGGATTAGTTAAAGCTGCTACTTGCGACTTTGACAACTCTACATCTGCGCTTACTCTTGAGGAGAAAGTATTAACGGTTACTGACCTTATGGTTAATATCCAATTGTGTAAGGCAGAATTTACAAAAGATTGGGAAGCTTCACAAACAGGAAGAGGTTTCATCAATGATGTAGTACCTGCTAACTTCTCTGACTTTTTGATTTCTCACTTGGCTGCTAAAGTAGCACAAGAGATTGAGTGCAATATTTGGAAAGGTAACTGGCCATCTTCAGGATTCACAGGATTCAACGGATTGCAGTACTTAATTGATGCTGGCAAAGGTGGTACTCCTGATGTAGATTTTGCTGCTCCTTTGGATGCTACTAACGTAATTGCTAAATTGCAGTTATGTACAGATGCATTGCCTGCTACATTGGTAGGAAGCCCTGACCTTAAGATCTACGTTAACCGTAAGACTGCACAGTTATATCGTCAAGCTTTGGCTACTGCAGGATACCTTCAGACTTTCCAAGGTACTGCTCAGTTCCCATTGACCTTCAACGGATACGATGTGTATGTTTGCCCAGGTATCTCTGATTCAGTAGTTATCTTAGCTACAGTAGCTAACTTAAACTTCGGAACTGATTTGACATCAGATTTCAACGAGGTGAAAGTAGTAGACATGAGCTTTACTGATGCATCTGATAACGTGAGAATGGCTATGCGTTTCCGCGCTGGAGTTCAGTACGCTGTACTTGGTGATATCGTTATCGGATTCGATAACTAAATAATACTCCTTTGTTAAAAGAGTGGGTTAGCTAATAGCTGCCCATTCTTTGCAAAGAATATTTAACTAACTAATATAAAAAACACATGAGCTGTCTAACTACCGCTGGCATATTGATTGCATGCAAAGAAGCAATCGGAGGGATAAAAGCCTTATACTTAGGAGATTACGCTACATTCGCAAATACTGCTACTATTAACGGAGGAACTAACTTAGTTACTGCTCTTAATACAGGAAGTGTTTACGAATTTGAGCTACCTAAGCATACAGGATCATTCACAGAAGAGGCTGCTATCAGCATCGAGAATGGCACTGTTTACTATACTCAAACTGTTGTAGCTATGTTTCATGGCATGACTGCTGCACGTTCACTACAACTTCAAAACATCTCTAAAGGTCGCAATGTACTTTTCGTACAGGATAACAACGATAACATTTGGATGTGTGGATATAAAGATGGGGTAGAGGTTACTGCCTTTACTACAGCTACAGGAGCAGCGAAGGGAGACATGGTAGGATATACTATCACTTTCACTGGCGAAGAGAAAGATAAGGCATACTTGTTAGATCAAGATGCAGGAGATACTCCATTCCAAGACTTCGCTACAGTTACTGTAGTAGGCGCTTCATTGTAAGTAAAATTGTGCTATATTTAAAGCATGATATACTTACTAAAAAATACAGCAGCACAGCTCCTCTACCTTAGTCTTAAGGAAGGGGAGCTTTTGCTTGCTAACACCTATACTGATTACTTGTTAGAACTAACTAACGAGCAGACACTTGAGAAGCTTTACGCTATCCCTACTCAGATAGCTCAGAATGATAGGTACACTACCATTCAGATTGGCACCAATGTTAACACACCAACAGCTGCGAGCCTACTAATTAACTACCCAGCGAGATTTAGCTACGTAGTTTATGGGCAGAACAGCTCCACTAACTTAGATCCTACAGATGCTGTTGTGGAAGGGGTAATCCAAATGGGTTATTTAATAGTAGAAGATTTAACTACTCCCCGATTTACAGAGCCTAACTTAACCATAGATTCAGACATTGCATACAATGGATAAAATTAAACACGCAGCACCAATGTTGGTGAATCTTGGAGCAGCAATGCCTCAAGAGGCTAACGAGAAAGAGACTCCTAAAGGATGGGTAACATTAGGTGAGGCTAACTCCTTTCCTAATTATTTAATTGATTTATACTACAGCTCACCGGTGCACTCTGCATTAACTATGAGCATAGCGTTTATGATTGCAGGGAAGGAATTTAAAAGCTCTAATCCTGCAGCTCAGCGTGAGATAGATAGATTGAAATTAAACACGATTAGAAGGGCTATAACGCTTGATGCTAAGATGCAAGGTGGCTACTACTTAGAAGTTATTTGGAGCGTAGATAGAAACACCGTAGCAAAGATTAATCATTTGCCTTATGAGAATTGCAGATTGGCTGTCGCTAATGATGAAGATGTTATACCTGGCATTTATTATTCTAAAGATTGGAATGATATGCGCAAGAAGAAGAATATTCCGACGTTTATCCCCATGTATAATCCAACTTCAAAAGCAGATGAGCCTTCTCAAGTGCTATTTATTGGAGTAATGACACCCGGTAGCGCTTACTATCCTAAGCCTGATTACTATTCTGCTATAAATTACATAGAAATCACAAGAGAGATAAGCGAATTTTATAGAGCTTTCTTAAGTAATGGTATGGCACCTTCTTACATGCTGCACTTTAACAATGGTATTCCTGATCCCGAAGAGCAGTTAGCTATCAGAAGGAACTGGGAGACTATGGTAGGCGCTAAGAAAGCAGGTAAAGTAGTATTTACATTTAACGAAAGTGCAGATAGAGCACCTCGTTTAGATATTGTGAATATGACTGATGCAGATAAGCAGTGGCAAGAGCTAAGCACGCAGTCAAGAGAGAATATCTTAGGGGCTCACCGAGTTACCTCTCCTCTACTATTTGGTATTAGAGATGCAGGAGGATTAGGCAGTAACGCTGATGAAATGAAATCGGCTTATCGCATCTTTAATAAGAATATCATTGAGCCTTACCAACAAATTGTAACAGATAGCCTTGAAGAAATATTTAAAGGTATGGGGATTATGGCTGATATATCTATTGAGTCTAATGATATTTTCGGTGAAGAAATTGTTGTTCCAACTGTTGCACAATCTGCAACAACTCAACTATCCGAAGAAAAAAAAAAGACTAATTTAGAGCCTACTGAAAAGCCTCCAATCTTTACTGATGAGGATGAGAATTGGTGGTGTGAATTTTTAGAAGATAAGGGAGAGATAGTAGACGAGGAGGAGTGGGAGCTTATCGAAGCTGAGCCTGTTAATCTTGCATCAGTTAGAAGCTACTCTGATCCTGATAAGCCATCTGAAATGGATAGTGGACTCTACAAAATACGCTACGCATACACAAAAAATACAAGTGCACAAAGTAGAAGATTCTGCAGGCAAATGGCTAACGCTGCACAAAATGGTTATGTATACCGTTATGAGGATTTACAAGCCATGGAGCCTGATACAAATACTTTAAATAAAGGCTTAGCACAAAGAGGCAGCACTACCTATTCGGTTTGGTTGTATAAAGGCGGAGTAAATTGTAAGCATAATTTTGAACGCAGAGTTTATTTCCGTAAAAGAGAGAAGGGAAGATTCGTTGCTGATAATGGTTTAGAATCATCTGATCCTATCTCAGTAGCAAAAGCAATACGTGCAGGCATGCCTTTAAAAGATATAGCTAAAGACTTTGCTACAGCTAATACTCGCCCATTTGATATGCCTGATAATGGCAGAGTTAATCCAATCTAATTAAACACTAATAACATGGCAATAGCACCCGAAATATTATTTATTAATGAGGAATTCTTAAAGAAATATACTCAGTTAAATGAGGCTGTAGATACTAACCTTATTCGCCCTGCAATTTACTTAGCGCAGGATAAGTATATTACTCTTTGGCTTGGCACTAATCTTACCAATAAGATTAAGAATGAGATAAGCGCAGGCACGTTAGCAGGAGTCTATGAGACTTTGCTAAACGAGTATATCGTAAAGCCTACAGCTTGGTGGACAATGGTAGAGCTTTACCCTATGCTCATGTATAAGCATGATAATGGTAACTTAGTTACTCGCCAATCTGAGAACACTACAGCTATTTCTCAGAGTGAGCTTTCAAGTTTAAGAGATATGGCACGTGAGAATGCTAACTACTACACTCAGCGTTTAGTAGATTACTTGTGCGCTAATAACTCAGATTATCCTGAATATAGCAATAATACTTCGCCTGATAGTACACCCATTCGTGTAGTTAAAAGGCAGAGTCAAATAGCATTTAGCAGAGCTGCTATTGATGCAGCAAATCCA